ATTAACATGAGTCTGCAAGAACTGTGGACTCTAGCCTACTCGGAAGGGTACAAAGACGGTCAAGAGGGACGTTAGCTCAGATGGTAGAGCAGCGGACTTTTAATCCGTTTGTCGTGGGTTCGATCCCCGCACGTCCCACCAACACAGCAGTGGATGCGAACTCCAGGGCAACCCTGGGAGTTAGGACGGGAGCTGGCATACCCCCGTAATCCACAGTATGCCTTTTCTTAACTCAACAAGGATTTATCATGGCAACTCGTAAGAAAAAAGAAGTGACAGAAGTGAAAGTAGAGAAGAAAGAGAAGAAGATCAACGTGTTTGTAGCCACCCCCATGTATGGTGGTATGTGTACAGGTTACTTCACCCAGTCCCTGATCACGCTAGGCCACGCACTGCAGCAGAACGGCATCAGCATGGGGTTCTCTGCCATGTTCAACGAAAGCCTCATACAGCGTGGTAGAAACGCCCTGGCGCATACTTTCATGACCAACAAGCAGTACACCCACCTGATGTTTATAGACGCAGACATCAAGTTCCACCCAGGTGATATTGTGAAGATGATCCAGTCCGACAAGGACATCATCTGTGGCATCTACCCTAAGAAAGAAATCAACTGGGCTGGAGTCGCACAAGCAGCTGCAGAAGGTGTACCTGTAGACCAGTGGAAGAACCGTACAGGGTCTCTAGTAATCAACCTCAAAGACTATCAAGGTTCAGTGACTGTGCCTGTGGACAAGCCTGTGGAAATCTTCAACGGGGGAACAGGGTTCATGCTGATCAAGAGACGCACTTTTGAACGCATGAAGAAGGTGGTCAACAAGTACAAGAATGACGTAGGGTTTATAGGCCAAGGCGTGGAACAACAAGAGTGGATCACAGAATACTTTGCCTGTGCAATTGAACCAGGCACAGAACGGTTGCTATCTGAGGACTATTTCTTCTGCTGGAAAGCAAGAGAGGCTGGCCTGAAGGTATGGGCAGCACCGTGGGCGCAATTAGGCCATTTTGGGACGTATTTGTTTGAAGGTGGACTCTTACCAGCACCTTAACGCTTGGCAGTCCTGGCAGCCTGTTTAAAGGCTTTTCTGGTAGGGTAACCAGGCTGACCAGGTTTCTTGGCTGGTAGCCCCGCTTTACGTCTTTTGTTGATATTGTAGTAAAGACCACGTTTTGCTTTTGATGTTTTCATCTGCATCCCCATCTTTTTCTAGCAGCCTTGCCTCTTTCTCCCGTCCAACCTTTGGAGCGTGCACAAAATGATTTATGTCTTGGGCCTGATTTCTGCGGTGCTTTTAGTTTTGAGCCTGTTGCTTTGTTGTACTTTGCTCGTCCTTTTGCTGTCAAGCCTCCCCCTTTGGACACTGGGAGTTTTTCTCCTCGTCCTACTGATAGTGATGGATTCTTGCTATTAGCCATATAGACGTGTCCCCGCTTTATCTATGATTAACTTTTGTAATCTAGGTTTGTCATTAGGACTATTAGGCACAGATATATGAGTCCAACGATCAAACTCACGAATAATTTGGTCATACTGCAACTCGCTCGCAATAATGGTTTTGACCACTTCATCTGGGGTCATACCAGGCACTCTAATATCTGCTGCACAACCTAGTCTGTGTTGGCTAGTGTCTTTACTGCCCACCGCATCATTCACGGCCTTGCTGCGGAAAGCACTGTTGATCATTACGGGTTTCCCGCCCAGAGTGCTTTTAACCAATTCCAAAAACTCTGCCAGGCGCATAAGATTTGCTTTTTCATATTCGCTAGGATCATTGTTCAACTCCCTGTGATCGGTGTAGGTCAACTCTTCCAGTGTAAAGTGTTCAGTTAGGATAGTCATTTTGCGGGTGTACTCTGATGTAGAAGTGCATCTTTGTTCTGGCTAGATGCAGATGAGCCAAAATAGAAGGCAATAATACCTGTCCAGGCAGTCCCTAGTGAACCCAGCATAATCATCAAAGCCTCACTAGAAGTCACCTTGCCTGTCATCATGCCCGCCAAGATGCCAAAAAAGCCCAAGGTGACCAAAATAGCCAAGAGTGGGGGTATCCATGACTTGGTAGTCGTTTGCATCTCACGGGCTGATTTACGGTCTTGCACAGCCAACTCCTCAAAGTTCAAGCCCATCTCTTGAGCTTTTAACTTGAGTTGTACTTCTGCAGCCTGAATACTCGCAATCTGGTCAGCAGTCAGTTTGCCAGAGTTGATGGTGTCCTGTACTTGGTTAGGGTCAACACCAATAGCCTTAGAGACCGCCTCAACTGCCAGGCCAGCAAGTGGACCTCCCAGGGCAGATGCAATCGTGGGTGCAATACTTTCAATCCAACTCATTTATGAACTCCATTCTTACTGTTTTGGTAGTCAACATGAATAGCATACATGAGGGCTGCAAAAACGGTCAAGAGACTAAAGCAGCCAGCCAATAACGCTGCACGAACTTGCCACTTGTCGATAAACTGCCGTCTCTTTCTGGCAGCCTCTTCAAGGGCTTTTTTTGTTCACGCTCTACTTTCTCTCTCTCTTTGCGGACAATCTCCCGCATCTCTACAAACTTACTCCAGAGACCAGGCATACCTATTTGATAGATAATCATCTCTCTAAGGTCAGTCTCCATCTGCTCCAGCTGTTGCTGGCGTAGGATGCGGTTCATGGCCTCCTCGTTGATAGAGATACCTTTGCCTAGAGGCTTCTTCTTTGCCTCCTTCTCGGCCTCTTTAAACGATTCCTGGTGGGTAAAGAACGCACCTAAGTTCTTACCAATGTCACCCACAATGTCGGACACGTCTTTACCATCCTTTTTAAAGTCCTGGTAAAGATCAATACACTCTCGAATACCCGCATGAGCAGCCTTGCACGCTGCGAATATTGTGATTGGGTCCAATCAGAACCCCTCTCCAGGTGTGATGTAGCAAGTGGCATTGGCAGCATCTCCAATGATTTTTGCGTACACATTAGCACCAGGTCCTACCTGTATGTTTGTGAATACCTTGTACGAATAAGGTGGTAGCGCTATAACTGGACACGGACCAGCGTCTGGTAACGCAATGTTAAAATTACTGGTGGCGTTAATCTGTACATACACCGCAGAGTTTGTATCAGCATTGGCTAGATAATATTGTTGGCAAGGACTGTTAGATTGAATAGTAAACACATTGGATTGCGTGTTTGCAGCACCATTAGCAATCATCCTAACAGTATTGCCCATCTGTTGGAATGGAATGTTATTAGCCATTTCAGTAAACCTTTCCACCACCACCAGAGGTAGGTGACTTCTTGGTGTTGTAACTAGGCGTGCCAGAGAAGTCAATGACTGACCTAAACCCGCCCATAGGCAATGTGCCAGGTGTCCATCTTTCCATGCCAACAGACCCGTCACGGGGTAACTGAGGACGCACAGACTTGGCAATTTGTTGGTTTACCTCATGGGGTCTCTGGTGTTTAGAGTTAGCCATGTGGCTGTTTTCATAATCAGCTTTGGGACTCATAGGATTCTTGTTGCGGTTGCTGCTTGGCATGACTAACCTCCTTGTTCTTTACAACTAAATAACTGAATAACACAAATATAGCAAGTGTTGCTACCCTTGTCCAATCACCCGCCCACAACGTGTAGGACGTTAACCCACACGACATTAGCAGTGCCAGAATCGTGATTAGACGATCTGAGATAACTTTCAACGCCAACGTGATCAATGAGACTTTATCCATAGAACCCCCTTTAAAAAGCCCTATTATGCCTCGTTTTCCTCGTCTTCTAATCCCATAAACCCACTACCCCACTCGTCATCTTGCATCTTCATCTTGATGGCCTCCAACTTGAGGGCACGGTCTATCACCTTTGTTTTGTCAGTAATCGTGGCAGTAGGGTCTACCATGACCGCTTTTAGCATCTCAGAGATGGCTGTCTCTAGTGCTGGGTTGATACCCTTTTCTTTCTTCTTGCTCATTATTTACCACCTAAAATTCTGACTGCTTCCCACGCACCGTATCCCAGGCTGGAATACTTGGCTGCTAAAACAGCCATGCGTTGTGCCCGTTGTTTGCCTTCAAACTTTGCCTCAACATCTGCAATTTGACGCTCAAGATCAGCAATTTGAGCTGGTGACGCAAGGTCCTCTTTCTTGAGTTTCTGTGCAAACTGCCTGGCTAGACTACCAACTTTACTGGGATCAGCGTATTCCATTGCAAAGGCTTGTGACTCTAGTTCTCTAACCTTGTTGATAGCATCACGCAAATTACCTTTGCCAGCAGTCTTGAGACGTTTTCTCATCTCTTCAGCAGACTTACCCTTGGTCTCTGCCTCTAACAACTGCTTAACGTAATCCTCGGCACGTTGACGTAATCCTGGTACAGCATTCATCCAGTCTTTATTGTTCTTATCTGTCACCCAGTTCTCAGCCTCTTTTGCTGTTTTCTTGGCAGACAACTCGTTGATAACGTGTTGATTGGCATATTGAGCCACCTTGTTGGTGTCCCCGTCTAGTAGGTTGGTCAAGTCTTCAATGCCTTGTTTGCTCTGGAAGAATTTTTTAGGTGCGTTTACTGGGTCTGCAGCCAACTGATTTACGTCATATTTTTGTCTAGCAAGCACTGCTTTTGCACGTCTGCTCTCTTCTGGATACAGGCGTTCTGACATGGCCTTGTATGTCTGATCTGCTTTACGCAAACCATCATCCCAATTAGCAATAGATTCTTCTAGAGACTTAGCCATAGCCTTGGCACGGCCTTTTGTGATGGCCTCAAAGCCTTGAGGTGGAAAACCTCTCTCAGCCTCTCTGAGTTTACGCAACTGTTCCACCACAACCTTGATGTCAGCGGGTGCATATATCGGATCACCAGGCACTTCAACAATACCTTTTGCTGGGTCATAGATTGATTTTGTTCCACGCCCCGTTACTTTGCCCCGCAACTCGTTAATAATGTTTTTGATCTCGGACTCTTCCGCAGAGCTAACATTGGTGGTGTCAGACGTTTTAATCTTGTTTTCTAGAGTTGTAAAGAAATTTTGGCCTGACGGTGACGTTTGCCAGAAATCTCTATTTGCCTGTTTTGCCCGTGCTGAATCAAATGCAGCCGTATAAGTCTGGTCAGCCAGAGTTGCACGTTGTTGACGCTTAACATCACTCACACCCTTGATGTCATTAACCAGGCTTGATCCTGTTGTAGACGGGTCTTGCGGTCTGCCTAGTTGTGCCTTTGCCTGTGCTGCCTGTTGTTCTGCTGTTTGCACTTCTTGTCCAGCACGCAGTCTAGCTTGGCGTTGTTTACTGACCAACTCTCTTCCAGATACTCTTTCTTGTGCTGCTAACTGTTCTGCTAATGTTTTTGCTGATGTTTGTAAACCACCCGCAGCCTCTCTGAATGGTGAACCCGTTAAGGCTTTTGCACCCTTTACTAATGCTTGTCCACCTTTTGCCAAACCAGCTGTTCCCAGTCCCAAACCCATCTCTGTAAGTTGTTTTGCAGCCTCTGCCTTTTTCGGTGAAACACCTTTTCTTTCCAGAGCTGTTTTAACCGCCTCACCACCCACGCCAGTCATACCAGCAGCTGTAGTGGCTGTTGTTGCGCCAGTTAATGTTTTAGGAATAACCGCTTCTGCAAACCGTTCAAAATATGGTGCTAATTTTGTACCCGTAGAACCAAATCTGGCAGCACCAGCAAGCAAACCCACTTCTGGAACCATCTGCGCTGTTTGCAAAAAAGATTCCAAAAACTTAGGTTCACCAGCCAATTCACCTTTTAACGGTACAGTCTTTTCCCCGCCAGTAGGAATTTGTGCAACATCACTGGCGTATTCTCTTTTGAGTGCGGAAGTGTCATCAGGGGCGTATTCTCTGGTCATTTTTTATCCCTGTAAAACTTGCCATTTTCAAAGCCATAGTCATACTTGTCAGGTTCATATGACCCAAAACGTCTAACAGCTTCTGCTTGCAAGTCTTGACTTGGTGTTGTTGGTGTCCTAGAAAAAGACTGCTTGGCAGCATCAGTCAAGAATTTATCAAAATCTTGCTTATGTGTACCCGCCTCATATTGTTGTCTAGTAGCATCTAAACGACCTTTAATCAATTCTTTTGCAACGTCAATAGCACCTTGCAATTGTTCTGGAGAATTGGCAGCACTAAAATTAGCAGCGGCCTCTTCACGTTCTTTCACGCCACCACCAGCTCTTGTGATTGTGTTAATAATTTCAGTGGCAACAATTTGCTTGGCGGTGTTGAAATTGGTGACATTGTTTGCACCAAACTCAGTTTGCAAGAAATTTAAACCTCTGTTGGCAAGTCTTGCATCACCATTTTGTAAACCTTTTGCATATTCTTCTAGTGACGATAAGTGACCAGCAACGGTGTTAAATGATTGCAACTGCTTTGTACCTTGACCAGTAGTCCAGTATCTGTCTGCAGCACCAGTTGTTTTGTATTCATTCTCGTTATATGAGGGGTTAATTACCCGTACTTTTGCAAGAATAAGATTACGCAACTTATCTCGCAAAGCTGGGGGTGCTTGTGAATAGCTGGCAATAGCCTGGGCAGCGTCATTGATGCTGGTATCAGTGAGTTGACCAGCTTCTGCTTTTGCCTTGTCTTGAGCCATTCTTAATTTTGTATATTCAATACCTAATTTTTGTTCTTCTAAACCAGTTCTTTTGCGTGATTGTTCTTCTTCAAACTTAGTGTGTGCAGCAGCCGCAGCTTTTTCTTCTAGCTTTTGTTGTCTAGCCAGGTTGTCCTCATTCATTTTGTAGGCTTGTTCTGCCAACTTGTAAGTGGGCACTAACCCCTGTCTTTCCAAATAAGGCATGAGCGTGGTGAAACCGTGCTTGGCAATGCTGTCTCTGGCCTTGGCAACACCTAGCTCAGAATCAACTGCTGCGGTCTCTGCAGCGTCTTTTAACTCGTTTCTGAGTTGTTCTATAGACTTGGACAATACCTTTTGGTTTTCGTCAAAGATGTCTTTTTCTTTTTTGTACAAGTCATCACGGCCTTTTTGATGGCCTTCTAACATTCCATTCATAGCAGACATGGCTGCTTGTGCGTTAGCTTTGCCTCTGCCGCCAACTAAAAATCCTAGTAAGTTAGTGGTCACAAACAAAGCGGTTAGATCATCTGTAGTTTCTTTTGTGGGAACAAATGGTTTTGACTGTTCTTCTAGATGTTGTTCTAGTTTTGCTTTTAAGTCTTCTGGCACTCTTTCTTTGGCATACTTTTCTTTTGCAGCCAATTCAGCACCAGCCATCTCTTGTTCACCATATAGCTTTTCTTTCTTCTGCGCTGCCTCTGTTTCACTTTCGGCTTTGGCAGCCTTCATTACGTCTTCTTGTAAAGACGATCTGATTTCTTCTGGCGTTTTAGGTTTAGGCTTTGCAAGGTCCTGTGTGCCAAATGCACCAAATGTGCCTGATCCTAATTGCCCTATTGTGGTAGTCATGTTAACCCCTTATTGTTGCGGTGTAGGAGTTGTAGTTGTGCCACCAGGCAAACCACCAGCCAGTGTTCTAGCAATGTTCATGGCATAACTAGACGTGAGGTTGTTGACATATTGATCAGCCTGGACACCAGCTTGGATAGCGCCTTGAGCGATCTTGTCACCCACAGACTGCAACTGTAGACCCAAATTGAGTTGACTAGACAACAACTGCTGTTGTAGTGCGTTAATCTGGTTTTGGGCTTGCATACCGCCAACACCGCCTCTTGTAGCCACATTCTGCGCTGCCTGTGCTTGTGCAGCCTGTAGTATCTGTTGATTGGCGGGAGTGAGTTCACCCCGTTGTGAGGCTGCCAACAACTGCTGACCTTGCTGTTGATAAGGTGCTGCCTGTGCCTGTAATGCCTGTTGCGCTGCCTGACCTTGTGATTGTGCTGCCCTGACCTGAGATGCACCTAGAAGAGCCTCTAGACCGCTTATGCCTAGTTTAGCCTTGGTAGCATCTGACATACCGCCTGGTGCTGGTGCACCTACTTCTGGCCCAGGTGCAGCAAGGGTTGATGCTGTTTTGCTTGTGATGTCGTAAGGAGAAGGACCAGATGGCGTTGTAATTGACGGGGTTACGTCAGACGGCAAGGCCAAACTAAGTTGACTAGGTGTCCCCAGTCTAATGCCTGGTTGACCTCCACCACCTCCCCCGCCAAACAAACTGTAATCTGATGGTGCAGCACTAACTGGTGTTTCTACGGGTGCTGGTGCAGCAGAAATAGTGTCACCACCTCCACGAGTTTCAGAAGAAATAGGTCCAATATCTGGTTGAACTTGTTGTCCTGTTTGCACAGGTTGATCAAATCCTAGAGTGTTTTCACCAGTAACATCAATAGGTTCAAACGAGGGAATACCCTCATCTGTGATGCGCCCAGAGCCACCTCTTTGCTTGAGAACCTCTGCCTCTTCTGGAGAAATGTAGGCCAGCATATGCCCTGGAGGAGCTTTCTTCTGGAGTAGACGTGCTATTTGTTTCACGTCTGTACCCATTTTGGTCAGGTTTTTAAGTGCTGTAGCCATTTATATCCCCAGTGCTGATGATAATGCCCCGTAATCAGGCGTGCCCTCGGCCTCGTCTTTTAATTTGAGTGAGGCCACGTTCCAGACAGGTTTTTGTTGCTGCCCTGATTCTACAGAAACACCCCCTCCACCGCCACCTAATCCCACGGTCTGACCCGCCAACGGTAAATTGCCACCAATATTTAGCGCACCCGCCAATGTCTTAGGCACATTACTTTCAACAAACACGTCAGGCTTGTAGGTTGGATAAGGTGTTTTCTCAGTAGATGGCCCACTAGGTGGTGTCACTACCTCACTAGGCACAGGCGTAGGAGTAGGTGGTGGTGTTACCGTGATAGATGGTGTGGGCGTAGGGGTAACACTAGGAGTAGGCGTTGGCGTTCCTGATGGTGTAGGCGTAGGTGTTGGACCAGATACAAACCCACCATAACTTCTAGTTGTGTTTGCAGTAGTGCCCGCTGGGGTTGTTGTAATTGACCCCGCACTAGGCAAGTTCAAAGCCGTAGACAATGTTGTTGTACTAGGACTGGTGCTGACCGTTGTGCTGGGCGTTGGGGTTGCACCAGCTGTTGCACCTGGTGTAGTGCCAGATGTTGTGGTTGTACTTGGTGTTTTTGTTGTATCTGGCGTAGTAATGTCAGCAGAAGTCTGACTGGTCACACTGCTAGGAATAACTGTATTTGTTGCACTGTTGTAGGCAATCGTCTGACCAGGCGTGAGCGGTGTTGTTGTAGAGACAGGAATAGGATTACCGTCTGCACCCACCACAAACGTGACACCAGTGGCTGGGTCTGAGCTGATTACTCTAGACGCAACAATAGTCACGGGTGGCAAAATAACATTAGGTACACCAGAAGGACTAATAAAGTCAGTGCCTGTTACCGCCTTGTATTCTGCTCTCAGTGAGTTATAACTAGGGTCTGTACCTGTAGGATCGTTAGCCAACTCCTGTGCCATTTGCGTCACAAACGTGGGCAAAGATGACGTGTAGGCATAGGTGTTGTAATACTCGTCTAGTGCTTTACCAGACTTGAGTGCGTTGATCATATCGTTGCTAGTCTTGGTAGCAACATTTGCAAGTGCAGCCTTCTCTTCTGCGGACAAGCCTGGGTCTATAGGCGTTTTGTCGTAGAAAACAGGGTTAACTTTAGTGGGGTCTACACGCAATACCTTGACAGCATTGAGTGCCTCTGGTTCTGTAGATGTAGTTGTAATCTCGCCAGTTGAGGCATTGACTGTAATTGGAATATTTACAGTCGTGCCATCTTGTGCAATATAGGTGGTAAACAGACCCGCAGCTGTTTGCGTGATTTGACCAGGTTGAAACCCATTGTTGGGCAGACCACCTGGGCCAGCCACTTGCGTACCCTGAGAAATGTCTACAAATGGGGCTTCTGCCACCGTGGTTGTTGGTAAGGCAGCGGGTTTAGTAGCCCCCGCAGCAGCTCCTTCTAGACCAGTTAAGACATTACCACCCGCCTGAGTTGCACCGCCTACATACCCGCCCAATACGTTTGCAGTTGTAGGGCCAGCACCCAAGGCTTGTGTACCCGATGCCGTACCCGCAGCGGCTGCACCAGATGCAATGTTGTTGAGAATGTCGGCAATGCTACCGCCTTTAATAGCCGTGGCTGCACCTGATCCAGCAGCAGAACCCGCAATGTTGGCTAGTGCTTGTTGATTAACGTCTGGTTGTGTTCCAGCCACACTTGTAGCAGTAGCACCGGAAATGTAACTACCCGCACCAGAAGACAGAGCAGCAGTAGCAATCTGGTCTACATTTGCACCGTTAGCAGCTGCCACCGCAGCACTAGACACCGCAGCAGTGGCGGGTGCACCTATGGTTGTGGCTAAATCTAAACCTTCTGGACCTAGTGCAGCAGTCACCGCAATGGTCTCAATAATGGGTAAAGGGTTTTCTATTGCAGTCGTGACAATGGTGTTGACATCTTGTGCAACGGTATTGACTACATTTCCAACATCAGAAACAACAGTATTAACAACATTACTCATGTTATACCTCCACCACTGCAGCCATCTGACCACCAGGCATAGGCATCAATTTGTATTGCAAACCAGCCATTTTGAGGACTTTCTCAATCTGTGGGTTGCTAATGTCAAACCGCCCTCTCTTGAACTTAGCCACCTTCATGGCTTGTGCAAATTGTTTTACGCTCTTGACCAAATCACGAGGAGTATCTGCCGTGTCTAGCGCAACATCTACATTGCCGTTGCCCAAGTTGTAATAGGAAAACAACGAGTTATTTGCACGCATAACCCTGAACTTAGGGTCTTCTTTTACCAGGCGTGTCATGGCAGCATAAGTACGCTTAGGGTCTTGTTTAGACCCTTGCATACTCTTTTCTAGTATCTGTATAGGTTCAAGTCTTGTAGCCATTACTGCACCTTCAGACGTTGAGCAATTTGCTGGTGAATGTCCTGGTGAACCCCGATCCAGTCATAGAAGTCATCTTCCACGTTCCAGTCTGCATCTAACAGTTGGAAAGGGTTGGCAAGGTTTAGTATCTTTGCCAGTGACTCGTGCATCTGGTTGTGAATCAGCAGCCAGTCATCGAGGTTGTCAGGGTTGGCCTCTTCTATAGGGTAGAAAGGCGTAGCAATGTTATTGCGGTTAAGGGTTTGCCAGAAAAGTCTGTGCTGCTGGAAGTTCTCAAAAACTAACCTGGAAAGACCCTCCACGTCACCAAACTGTACATAGGCTAAATCATTTTGGTTCATGATTTGTCTGCCTTGTTGTCTAGTTTGTCAAAAATCTGCTTACAAATGCTTTTGATCTCGTCTATGTCCCTGTGATAGTCCTCTTTAGAAACGTAGTCTCTAGGCATTTCTCTAACATCATTGTCCAGGCGTTCTATAGCCTTGGTGATATTGTTGAGTATCCAGCCACCCATGAAGGCAGCCAGACCAATAAAGACGTTAAAGACTTGTTGTGTTTCCATTTAAACCGCATAGTAAGGCACTTTTACATTAGTGCCGTTGTTGTTAATTATCAGGTAACCAGCGGGGACAAGTGGTAATGATGATGTTGCAAATGTAGCTGTACTAGACGTTGACTGAGACATAGAAACAATAGTCACACTATTGTTGCTGTTGATAGTCATGGCATCTGCTGTACTTACTGCACCATTTGCAATAAAGTGAACCGCATTTGCCTGGTTTGTACCAATACTTAAATCTCCACCACCCGCTTGCAAAAAAGTTGCATTTGGTAAAGAAAAGTTATTATTAGGAAATCCAGCAGCAGAATAGCTATAAGTTGTACTGTTTATTCCAAGGTCAGCGTAGACAGTACCAGATTCGTTATACAAAGAATATGCACCGTATGCCGTATTGCTTGTTTGTTTATTTTGTACAGCAACATAAGAATAACTGGTTGCACTACCTACAAAGCTGGCAATCAATCCCGTATCTGCTGTGATGTTGGCTGCACCACCAACTGACAAAGAACCTATGCTAGAAGACGCACCGCTAAAAGTTACATTGGCTGTTGTCAGGTTTGCAGTTCCGCTAGATATAGTGGTGTTTGTTAGCGTTACATTACCTAAACTTGTGACAGTTGAACCCAATGCAACTGTGGTATTACCAATAACAGAACTGTTGCTTGAAAGGTTGGCAGATGGAATAGTTCCACTTTGGATAATGACGTTAGCTAGGGTTAAATTACCCACATTTGACGTTGTACCGCCCAATGTAATCGTTGCATTTCCTAGTGTGGCTGTGCTGTTAGATAAAAAATTGTTAGGAAAAGTTGTAGCAACACTAGAAATAGTTGTGTTTGTAAGTGTTACGTTGCCAATAGAACTGATAGTGTTTCCTAGTGAAACAGACGCATTACCTATCGTTACCGCAACATTTGACAGCGCAATAGTGCCTGACGTGGTAATAGTTCCACCTGACAAACCTGTGCCCGCAGTGATACTTGTGACTGTTCCACTACCATTACCACCACCGCCAGAAACTATTGCAACTGTTTTTAACATGATTACATCCCGTCACCAGGGGTGATATAAATATTGGCTGTACTTGTAGACGTTGTTCCTGTGAAGTAAGCATTAGGCACAAACGTCAATATCTCATCTGTACCCGCCAAAAGAGGGTAAGCTGGCCCTGTAGTCGTGATCACAGCTGAGTTGTTGGCTGCGTCTGTAGATGCAACACCGTAGCCTAGAAAGACGGTCACAGAGCCTGAGTTGATAACCCTGTACTGGTTGCCACCCAAGGTGGTAGAAACGCACTGCACAGGCGTAGGAGCTGTTGCAGCAGCCAAGAAGACCACGGTGTTACCCGTTCTTGTAAACGCATTTGTACTCATGCTGTGACCTCCACCCAGTTGACTGTTTCTTCATTCCAAGTGTATCTCTTGGGTGGTTCACCTTGTCCAGCATCACTAGGAATTGCCACGGGTGCATTCCACAAACAAGTGTTCTCGTCTAAGACCCAAGAGTTGAAGGGTTTGGGAGGTATGAAAGCATCTCGCCCAGCGTCATAGGTGTATCCAAGGCCAGCGTAATTCTTACGAAATGGAGTTCCACCATTAGAGTGGACACCTCCATGCGTGTTGTAACTGGTTTGTTTGTATACGTCACCAGTGCGAGCAGACAATTCGGCTTCTTTGCCATTGTCTTCATCTCTGCCAACAGTCACAAAGACCACTACGTTGTTTTCATCTAATTTTGCAAAATGTGCCATATATTCTCCTTAACTAAATGTCACAGTTTCTGAAGTTGTTGATGTTGCGGTTACTGTGTAAATTGTGTAACCAGATACTGCGGTGCTAGTTGAATAAGTAACACCACCCGAGAATGTTGCAACAATGCCAGTTGGTACTTTAATAACGGCAATACCAGAGCCACCAGAACCAGCGGTTGATATGTTATTCCAGTCTCCACCACCGCCTGATCCAGTATTTGCTGCACCAGCTGTAGGAACGCCAGCACCAGCATATCCACCATTACCACCACCATTTGTTCCTGATCCAGCGTTTTGTCCACCAGCACCTCCACCGCCTCCAGCGTAAGTAACACTTGAGCCTGTGATGCTAGATGCTAAACCAATACCCCCTGTACCACCTTGGCCTCCACCGCCACCAGTTTGGGCATTTCCACCAAGGCCACCCGCACCACCACCACCGCCACCAGCATTTGTAGGTGTTGTACCACCATTACCGCCAGCATATCCTTGACCCGATGGAGATGCAGAACCACCTAATCCTGTGCCACCCGCTGTTGTAGAAGCACCACCACCACCTGATCCACCACTATTTCCTACTGAGTTAGTTGCGGCACCTCCACCACCTCCTCCAGTTGAAGTAATAGTCGCTAATACAGAATTGCTACCATTGCCACCTTTTGTTCCATAAGTACCACTTTGAGCACCACCACCACCAATTGTTACTGTATAAGCAGTATTTAATGCAGTAGATAAAGTGCTAGTTAAAAAACCTCCAGCACCACCACCACCCCCCCCTGCTTCACCACCAGCACCACCACCAGCAATTAACAAATAAATCATGCTAAATGTAGACGCTGTGCTAAATGTAACTGTCTCAGATGTTGTTGAAGTAGCAGTAATTGTATAGACACGATTAGAGCCTACTACTGCACCTGTATAAGTTACACCACTAGAGAATGTGGCAATGTATGCTTTGGGTATAGAAATAATAACTACACCTGAACCACCATTGCCACCAGCAGATGCAGCCCTACCGCCACCACCACCGCCACCTGTATTTACAGTGCCAGCAACCCCAGGATTTGTTCCAGAAGAACCACCAGCACCTCCACCATAACTAGCATTTCCACCAGGATTTGATACAGAAGCGCCACCACCACCTCCACCAGCATATTGAACTGATGATCCAGTTATGCTACTAGATAGTCCAATACCTCCATCAGCACCTACATTTGTTGTGGGTTGAACTGCCGCACCTCCAGCACCTCCTCCACCTCCACCTGTATTGTCAGCATTGTGCCCTAGTGAACCATTGAAGCCTTGACCACTTGTTCCTGTTCCATATCCTGATGATGCCCATGCTCCTCCACCAGAACCACCATTACCACCCGCCGCACCAATTAGTCCACTATCACCATAACCACCACCAGTAGATGTTATAGAAGCAAAAACAGAATTTGATCCTTTTACTCCTATTGCACCAGCACTAGAGCCTCCACCTCCACCAGCACCTACAGTTACTGTATAAGCAGTATTAAGAGAAGCAGTTAATGTATTTGTTAAATATCCACCAGCACCTCCACCACCACCTGATC